TTAGATTGAGTCGCTGATGCTCCAGCACCATCAAAGGCCTCTGTAGCATTCTTTTTGAATAACTTGAACGGATTGAGTTTTCCGATAATATCAAATCCTTTGAATTTAGATAACAAAGTCCCCAATACTGGTAGTAACAGCGCAAAAATAGATGGATCTATTCCAGATAAGAACTCTCCAATTTTGCTAGCTATTTTACCAATTGCCTCAACGACTTCATTAACTTTATTCCTGAAATCTTCACTAGTGGTATATGCTTGAATAAACCAACCGATTAAGGCACCAATACCTGCAATAGCAATACCCCAAGGATTGGACAAAGCTATTTTTAACAACCCAAAAGCAGTTTTTAGGCCAGTTATAGCCTTAGTTGCAATTGATACTGTCTTGAATGCTGCAACCATCCCAATCACTGCACTAGCGATTGCTTGAATAGTACCAGGTGGTAATGAGGAAATAAATTCAGCCCCTTTAGTAGCAGCATCTGCAAGAAACTTAACCACCTCACCTAAAGTTTTAGCGATCTTATCAAAAATTTCCCCATTCCCTGCTAGAGATGAAAAGACATGACCTATTGCATCTTTCACTGCATTAAAAGCTCCAGCTACTGCTGTTAGAGCTCCTGTGTCTTTGAAACTAGACAAAAAGCTACCAACTTTATCAAAGGTTTTCATGATATTGTTTACCATTTCCTCTGGTAACATCTTTTTCAACCCTGCCTCTATCTCTGGCTTTGCTGATGCTAAAAATGTTGAGATAGCTTTTGGCAAAGATTTGAAAGCATTGCCCACCATCGGTATAAAGTTTCTAAAGATAAATGTTGAGGCTGTTTTAGCAAGGTTCTCTAAAGGTTTGCTAATGTCTCCACCTGTTGTAAGGTTTCCTAAGAAATCCTTAAATGCAGCTTGCATAGATGCAAAAGATCCTGAAAATGTTTCGGCTGCCTCTTTAGCAGTAGTACCAGTAATCCCTAGTTTCTTTTGTACAACAGAAATTGCTTTAACCATGTTTGCAAATGATAAATCACCCTCATTCACGGTCATATTCAACTCCTCTTGCACATCTTTGTAACTAGCAGCATCTTTTATCAGTCTTTGCATCTCTGCTTTTGTTCCACCGTAACCAAGTTTTAGGTTATCTAGCATTGCATAGTTACCACGCGCCAATGACTGGTAAGTTTGAGTAATGAGTTTCATATCAGAACCCATCTTGTTTGCGTTATCTGACATATCTGTCATTGCTGTATTCGCTAACTCAGCAGCCTTTGCTGTATCTCCTCCCAAAGAAGAAATCAGGCTGGCAGAAAATGATGTTACATTTTCCATGTACTCATTAGCTGATACTCCAGCTGTTCTAAAAGCCTCATTAGCATACTGTTTAACAGTCCCAGCTGAGTCTTTGAAAAGTGTCTCAATACCTCCGATAGATTGTTGTAATTTTGCTCCCTCATCAATTGCTGATGAAAAAGCGCTTTTAACTCCTCCTGTAAGTGCACTAATTCCACTCATCAATGCGCCACTAACTAAATTTGCTCCTAAAACCGATTTAAAAGCTGAACCTAGCCCACCTAATGATGATTTCAGACTATTTATATCCCCTTGGGCTTTCTTCCCATCCAAATCAACCGCAATGGTTACTTTACCGTCTGCCATGTTCTACCTCCTTTCTTTATTAAATATTTGGCAATGCGTATTGCTCCTGCAGTTCACGCATTTTTTGTTTTTCTTTTGAACTTTCCCCTTTTGAGGGTTTCCACGCTCTAATTTTCATTACCTCAACAAACTTTGTTCCATCTGGTAAACCAGACAATAGGGCATTGAACTTCTGCCAATGCAATTTCCCTTGTTGTTCAATCAAATCAATGTTATAGGCCTGCATAAACGATGAAAAAATGTACTCGCCATCATATTTGATATTAAATAAGGGCTTATCATCGTGATCTTGGGCATCTTTGGTTTTTTTAGGCAATACATTCCCCTCGATATCATACCTATCAACCTCATCAATAGCCCTAGTAACCTGTATGTGCTTTTCAAATATATCTGCATAGATAGCTAACGCCTGCCTTGTATCCATGTCCTTAAAAGTTACATCATCGGTTAATTTTGCTAGAGCTAGTTTTGGTTTAAGTTCTACTGGGATATGTTCTTTACCCCACATATCAAAAATCCATAACACCCTATCAAACGATAATAAAAGCTGATACTCTTTGTTATTAAGTACCAGCTTGTCATCCATTTTTTTGGAAATATCAAACATTATTCAGCAAGATACTTCTTGAAATTTTCATCGTTTAGTTTCTTCTTCCATTCTTTTTGAATTGTTGCTGAAACCTGTAAGAATACATTGAGATAATTCCAAGTGTTTTCACCAGCTACCTCATAGATTTTTTGAGGGGCATCCTCATCAAACATTACTACAAAGAACTCATCAACCATAGGTTTTAGAGCTTTACGCCCCTCTTTGTCATTCATGTTCTCTACATCTTTCTGATAAGCGCCTACCCTATCATTTAACTCTACAGCCTTGTCTTGAATTTGAGCATCTTTTTTATCCGTTGCTCGATAATCAAGACTAAACTCTCCAAAATCAAATGACAGAACTTTGCTGCCTAAATCAATTACAGTTTTGTTTGACATGATAATTTCCTCCAAAATGTCTATTAGTTATATAGTGGACTACCCACCAATTCCAGCTTCAACTGGCTCTTTAATCCATTTGATCGTGCAACCAAATTCTTCATACGCTGTTGCATCGCCTGCTCCTGCTTTGATTTCAGAAACATTGGCAACTTGTGTATAGGTTTTCTTGCCATCAGCTGTAGTTACTCGATGCCATACACGGCGTGCTTCACCTGTTTTGTAACGCATAGCGGCAATCATCGCTTGAGCTGCATCCTCTGGGTCATAGATTCCCTCAAATGAGTAACCACCAACAACGGTTAGTACAGTTTCCTCTGGTGTACCGTCTCCGTCGTAGTAACCAGTGTCATCTGTATCTTCATCCGTTTCATCATCAATAGTTTCAATGTACTTAGCAAGTCGTTTCCAAGCATCATCGCTAGGTACGACCGTTGGGTTTTTAGGGTCAAATGGCGCAATTTCGTGTTTGCGCTTGGCATTTTTTTGACGTACCATTATGTCATCCTCCTGTTATTTCTAGTTTTGCGGTTACTTGCATTGAGTAAACAAAATAACCTTGTTCATCCTTGCCATTTATTCCTGGTTTGTCCACTTTCAATGATAAGAATGTGTAAGAGTTGTCTGTACTAGGCAAATCAATATCAAACGATGATAAATCTCCGTTAATGAGCCAGATAGTATCGATTGCTACTGCATTTGATTTACTCTTTACAGCAATCTCAAATGGTAGTGATACTTCTCTAGTACCATCCATATACTCTTTGTCAATAGTTCCACCACTTAAAGCATTGATAACTAAATCATCCTTGTCATCTTCAAAATAATCTAGCCTTGCTTGTAATGGCAACTTTGTGATGTTGTTAATATGTTCCAGTAACACATCTTGAAAGTTTTTGTTGTTTTGCATTATCAGATACCCATTCCTTTAATAGCTGCCTTTTTTAGCTTATCTATGTTTGCTTTTAACGGTTTATCCCATCTGCTACCAGTGCCAGAGGTTGTATATTTCTTAAAAACAACAATCCCATTAGTACCGTGAAACTGCGCCCGAGCATAAACCGTGTTATAACTCACATTTCCATTAGGCTCTACACGCCCAGAGGCTCTCAATGCCCCTCCACCAGCCCTAAGAGGTACAGAGCTATCCATAATAAGCAAAGCCTCACTACCTGCAGCAATCTTGCCACGTTGCATAGCTTGAGGTGATACTTTTTTCTCTACCCCTGCAAGATCAATGCTCACTCTGACATCTGCCATTATGTAACTTCAACCTCATAGCTAAAAATTCTCCCATTAAGGTAATTGGGTTGATAACCTATCACAAGGTAATCACGCGCCCCATCATTCATAACTGCACCCAGCCAACTATCATCAACTGTCACATTCACAAACTTAGGGTAAATGTAAACAACGCCTGCTTTCTGTCTAGTTTTAGAGTTGTTAGTACCTGTAACAACCACCGACCTATCAAACCTTACCGGTTTAATATCCAATGGCTCAGAGTACTTGATATCTCCATAGTTATCTTTGCCCTCAACTTTACGAACTGTAACAACATCTTGTAATAAGCGTTTATCTATCATAATCAACTCCCACAATTAAGCTAAATCCAGCTTGTTTCAGGGCATTTTCAGCATCAAGGCAAAGGTTGAATTGTTGACCTGCTGAAAGCTGTTGTTTATTGCCGTAATTAATTGATGTACGACCAATAGAAACGCTTGCCATAGTTTGTTTCTCGTCAGCTGTCATGATGCCAGAGCTGTTCAAATAATCAATCTGAAAACCCATAGCTAGCTTTACAGCAGATTTGCGATACTCAACCTCTTTCTCAAAGTCAATATGTTTTTGATAAATTCCTTGAGTATAGAGATTGATAGCAATTTCTGCCCGTTTAACTAACTTCTCAAAATCCGTTACATCATCAAAGCCTAAGTCAGTAACAAACTCATCTTTCGTTAAATAAGTCATGCGTAACCTCCCTTAAAAACAAAGGGTGTTGCCACCCCTTATTTATTCAGCCTGCTCAAATTGTGTGGGCACATCTTCTACAAGCTCTAAAACTGCATCGACATCCGGAAATGTTTGCTTGAGGTCTTTATTGACTTGATCGGCATAATTCGGTTCAAGCTCAACAAATTCTCCCTCTTTCGCATAAATACCAGGTGTCTTTAAAATTAGGTTTTTAATTGCTTTATACTTAGCCATTATTTTTCACCTTTATCCTTAGTTTCCTTTGGTGTTTCAAGCTCCCCACCATCTTCCACCAATTCCTCAAAGCCATCTGCCATAAGTTGCACCTCGAGCTCACTACCCTCTTGCACGGTATAAACTTGATTTTCTTTGATGTATTTCTTCATCTGCTACCTCCTACGCTGATTTATGTGAAACGTAAACCCCATCTTCTTGAGATTTCAAGACAAACAAATCATGGTACAAACGGTTTTGGTATAGGTAACCATCACCCTCTGTGTGTTGCCCAGGAGCAAAGAGATAGATAGAGTTAAATTTGGCCTTAGCGATGATAGCCGTCTTAGCCACAATCAAGAAATTGATATCTTTACCGCCGCCAGCTTTCACAAATCCAGTTGTGAAATCAAATTGAGTTTTGAAACGTGCATCATCCCAAACCTCGATAAGTTGCACTCCATCTAGCGATGTTACACGTGTGTCAATACCCTGTGGTGTCGTCGTATTGATTGCGCGTGTAAAGTCTTTAGAACGCTCTAGGGCATCCATTACCTCGCTAGATACATACATGACAAGATTTGATGCTCCATATTTACGCATTGGCAAAATAGCAGCTTTCAAAATTCCGTAGACATTTTCCGGCGTAATGCTATCCTCTTGCTTGAAATGACTACCATTGATGGCAGTTGTAGCAATTTTAGAAAAGCGGTAAGCGTCAACTTCTGGTGTTGCATGTTCTGAAATGAATGTATTTGAGATATTAGCAGCTGAAAGCTCTTGGTTTGTTTCGTCAACATCTGCTGTATCAACAAAAAACTCAACATCTCGGTCAAATCCAAGAGTATAAACGTTTTTATCGCTTGATACTGTACCTGAGTTGTAACCCTTAGAGCGTGTATGTGCCTTATATCCTGTTACAGAGATTGTTGGCAATTCAAATGATTTTGCACCGAGCCAATTTACTTTTGGCGTTTCAAGAATGGCAGTCAATGAGCCTTGCATAAGGCGTTTTTCAAACTGCCCCTCATGTTTTGTGATGTAATTGATTGACATCTACTATTCCTCCTTTTTATTCTGTTAGCCCTAATGCCTGTGCAAAGGCATCTGGTGCTGGGTCTGTTGCTGTTGGATTTCCAAACGCAACGATATTTGGGTTAGGCTTGCCATCTTCTTCTGCTTTAAAAAGATATGGGTCACTTTCCTTTAGACCATTGAGGATGTCATCTAGTTTAGGTTTGCCACTGTCATCTAGTTCAATGGCATCAACATCAATAAACTTCATCAAGGTTGATGGATTGTGTGCGGTGGTATCTTTCAAAGCAAGGTTGATAGCATTCACCTTATTTGTTTTTGCCAGTTCATCCGCAGCCTCTTGTTTATACTTGTCGTAATCTGCTTGCAATTTATTAATCGCCTCTTTTTGTTCAGCACTGATACTTTCAAGCGATTTCAAGTGTTCAACTTGCTCCTCTGCTTTTTGCAACTGGTTTTCCAAACTATCTCGCTCTTGTGTGATAGTTTCCAAGGCTGATTTATCTGCATTTAGCTCTTTACCACGCAATGCAAAGACATCTTTAGCCTGTTCCTCTGTCAATCCAAGTTTGAGTAGTTCCTCTGTTGTAAATGCCATTTGTACCTCCTTAGTTCTTTTTAGGTGGACAACTCCCACCGAAAAGCAAAATATTATTTACTATTTCAGTTTACTTTGGATGGAATGGGATTTTTTACGGTTTTAGGCACAAAAAAAGAGGGTTGTTTAGTAACCCTCTTGATAATTAGATATATGCTCTTTCTCTACTGTAATCACGGCTTAAAAATTCGTGTTGTTCTACAAGAGCTCTTATTTTCCCTTGATAAGCTCTAACTTTTAGCCTCTCAGCTTGTATCAGATCATCATCACCTAATGTACTAGCATAGTGCAATCTTTCTTTGTGATGCTTGATATTGCGCTCTAAGGCTCTTTGTTTAGCCTCGATGCGTGCATTTTCTTCTGCCTGTTCTGGCGTGAGGTCTTTCATATAGTCTGGCAAGTCTGGTATTTCATTTACTCCTACGATAAAAGGCGTAAGATAATGACCACAATGGACACCTAGACATCCCCCAGCAGTACCAAAACCATAATCTAGCAAACTATGAATTGTAAGGCCGTTTATTGTTCTGCCTTGACCTTTAGTAACAATCTTACCTTGCAATGGGGCGCATGCAGCTCTAGCAGACGACTTGATAGAGTAGTAAAAAGTATCTATCCCTAATTCCTCTGCAGGTCTTGTACGCATATCATTGTAAACCCTGTAAGTTGTCGTTTTAATGATTGCTCTGGCATAGCTATCTGCTCGCCATTCTCTGCCTGCGCTATCAGTAAATCCAGTAAAGCCCTTTTTTTGCCACGACATGATAGTATCATTTAAAGCCCTATCACTCGTTTTAGTCCCTGATACCACTTGTGCAACTGTCTGCTCTACAACCGACTTAAAAACAGTCTGTATGCTTGCTGGTAATGTTGAATTGATAAGATTAAGGTCACTTATAGCTTGTTGAGTATAGGACTCAAGAGCATCAATTACACCATTTCTAACTTTGCCACTAGATTCTCTTTTTAAATCTTCCTCCAGTTGCTCCTTTGTGTCCTTATAAACCTTTAACCCCTCATTAGCAATGACTTCTCTCAAAAGACTTTCAGCAATTCCTGTACGCTCAACAATAATCTTTAAGTTCTCCTCATTCAGCATGTACATATCGTTGAGCTTTTCTAGTTGCCATATATACGGATTTTTTGCAAGGTCAGCATTGCCACGCTCTTTAAGTCGTTTTATCATGCTATCAAACAACTCAATTTGCATTTTAGAGTAAATATCACTCACGCCCTGCATGTGCAAAGAAAATCGCTGATCATTTAGAGTTGGCATTTTGCGTTTATCAGTCATTTTCAACTCCTTATGTGTCGTTTATTGTAATTTATAGCAGTTTATAGCTCTCCCTCTTCTGCTTTTCCGTACAAAGCAAGCTCTGCATCGCTCTCTGGTGGCAACTCTCCATTGATTTCAGCAAGTTCTTTCTCTGCTTCTTCATTTGTGATGTTCAATACTTTAGCAATACCTCTTTTCTGTGTCGCAAATCCAGCCGCTACCATCTTCATCCAATAATTTAACTCTGCATTTTTATCAGTAAATACACCGTCATCAAGATTAACTGATATATCGTTAAATTTTGGTATATCACCTGTATACAATTTCACGGCTTTCCCAAGTTCACACATAGATACACACAATTCTTTTATAGATTGTTCTACAAGCGTAGCTATACTATTTCTCATTTGATATGTATCTGAATTTTCACTTACAATTTCTGTTGCCGTTTTCATACTCTTACCATCAAATGTAAACATACCACTAGATACACCTATTTGCATCTCAAATAATTTAAGCCCCTCTGAAATAGCTGAAATATAATCGGATGAACGGATAGGAGTTGTAAGATCAATAATGCTACCACCATCCATATTACCTGCTCCTATTTGCATGTAAACATTTTGGTCAGTATCAAAACGGCGCTTAAATTTGATTTCACCGTGGATATCTTGTACTTTGAGTTGCGTTATCTGCTCAGGCACAATCACGCGCCTTTGACCCATCTTAATTTCCCACATAAATTCATCGTACGTGCGATTGATAAAATCAATAGTGGTCTTGGCGTTATCAAAGATTGATAATCCAAGAGGGCTGTTGATGTCCTTATTATTCATTCCTGGTGTCTTGAGATAAACAAACAATGGGCGTGACAATCCTTGTATTGTTGTTATTGGTTGCAAGTCAGGATATAGCTCGCTCAAATTTACACGATCACCCAGCGTGCTATCTGATGTTGATTTGTATAGCTCATTAGTGATGCGGTATAGGTTTTTATCTTTTGTACTCCCTACCTCTTGGCCATCTTGAGTTACCCACTCATGAAACTCAACTAACGTGTAATATACATTCTTTTTGCTCTCTGACTTAATTGTCTTAGTTAGGATTGCAGCGCTTGATACATCCTGTGTATTGCTTTGTAATGGCAAAAATACCGGTGCTTGAATAAATGCCACACGGATCTTGTCACCATCAACGTAAGGCCGCATAGCAAGCCCACCCAAAGCCAGACAACTCTCTAAATACCGCTCAAAGTTTTTGTTAAAGCGGTCATTGCCTAGCATATCAGTAAGAAAGTCATTTAGTGTATCATCATCTGCTGTAATCTCCGCTTTCTCATTGTAAACAAGGCTGGCAATCTTTTTAGCTGCGGTTCGTGCAATTGGCAGATGTTGCATCTTTCTGCGCTTTCTGTCGCCATCGGTGTTGATGTACTCCACATCATCAAATTTAGATTGATAGTAAGCTAGATTGAGCTGTATCCTGTTAAATTCGGATTGTGTGACAGCTACCTTTGGGTGCTCCAAGATACTGTTTAGGTTCGATGTTTCCATGTTATACCTCCCACGGTTGAAAAAGTCTTTTACTTTTTGAATTAAGTTCATTGTTGCCCTCCTTATGAATTACCAACACGCAAACCAAGTATCTTAGAATTGTCTAGTGTAAAATACTGGGCAACATCGCATGTATGGTCATTATCTTTGATGACATTTGGGCTATCGGACTGCAGTGTCTTTTCATCCCACCTGTACATCTTATGTTCTTCAATAAATACCTTGTTATTCTCTGTATCAAGGTAATAAAAGCGACCTTGTGCTAATAGTGATTGGAATGTATCAATCATTGTCACTTTCTTCAATTTAGCCACCGGATGCCATCTAATACCGAAATCAAGATACATCTGGTTCCTCAATGCTCCCTCTGCGCTATCAATCGTATATTGCAAGATAGGTACTCTGTACTTGCTGACAACCGATTGTATAAAGCCGTTAATGTCCTGTGATAGTTGGCTAGGTGCTTTCTTTATCACTTGGCCAGCAGGTGAGTAGTACCAGGTGTCAAGTAAGATTACTTTCCCTTTTGCAGTGATACCAAAAGCACAACATGCAGTAGCTGACTGTTGATGCCCACCGTCCAATGCAAAAGATATACCTATAAGCCTATCATCACTAGGCAAAGCATCTAACGGGTGAAATGTACTCATGTTATAGATATTATTCCCTAAACCAACTGACTCACCTAGATAGACATACCTGTAATAATCATAGTCATTCTTTTTTATACGCTCGATATCAGCTAACATCTGATCATTTACAAATCCTAACTCATCATCAAGATAAGTACTAGAATGGCATAAGTAATTATCTTGCGTATTCATTTCCTCATACCACTCATTTATCCAACTGTACGGATTGATAGGAGGGTTATATGACCAAAAGATTTTAACAAATTGAGCGCGTGGGTGTTTCTGCCTCATAAATGTAATGTTAGTCTGGTCAAATTCTTCTGCGCTTGAAAATTCAGCAGCCTCTTCATACCAAACAGCTATAATATTTCCGATGTTGTTTGATTTCAACTTTTGGTAGTCATCGAGGCCGTAAAAATAAAATGTTGAGCCTGTCTTTTTGTGACTTATTTTAAATGGGCTGACTGTCATCTTAAAGCGACTAGTTAGGCCAAATAACGATAGTCCCCATTGGATTTGATTGTAAACACTATCACGGATTGTATTAGCTACTTTACGGATAATTACAATATTGGCAGTTTCACCTCTCATGATGTACCAGGTCATCATGACAATCAGCTTTAAGGTAATAACCGATGATTTGAAAGAATTTCGCCCACCTTTCAAAATGTTGTAAGGTTTCTTAGATTTCCAAACACTCTTGAAATGAGGATTGACATTTTTTTGAATATCAATTATCTTCATCGTCACCCTCCCAACTATCAATAATTGTGATGGTGTCATCTTCCATTTGTGTATCTATCAACTGTGATTTTAATTTCTCAATCTCAAGCTCTAGTTTTTCAGATTGTTTAGCTGTTGGATATCGTTTCAAGATTTCAGTAATGGCTTTAATAACTGTTGCATTATCTGCTTTTTTAATGTGTCTCTCTACTTTCCCTGTCGTTGGATTAAGTATCAAAACCTCCTCATCTCGTTTACCTCTAGCGATTTCAGAAAGGATATAGAGCGCCTCTGTCGCATCCATGATGTTTGACTTATGCAGCTCTTGCATCTGCTTGTTTATGTACTCTTTTATCCCAACATTTCCCAACAGTTCAGTAATACGATTATTGGCATAACTCTCACTATAACCAGCCTTAATTGCTGATTGATAGCCGTTTCCTGTCTTTATGTACTCATCTGCAAAGCGCCTCTGTCTTTCATTCATTCGCTACCTCCTTTCCAACAAAAAAATCACAAGTATTGCTACTCATGATTTCATTTTATATGCTAAAAGAGGGGATGTTTTACTGTTATTTTTGATTTAAGGCGCAAAAAAGCCCCAACATTAAATTGAGGCTAAAGATTATAGGCGGGCGGATTTCAACCGTCGTCTTGATAATAGCACATGCTTCAATAGCTAGATACTACTAAATTTAGTGTACCCTCGCTAAATCCATCACTTTCCATTGGTGCTATACCATGTTTTCACTCGTAAACTACTCTCCTATTTCTTGTTTCTATTATACCAAGAGTTGACAGCTTTTTCAACTATTTTCATATCCTTAGAACTCAAAGCGTGAGTTCCTCCATACTCTTCATGATTGTACCCGTAATGCACATGCGGTAATGTTGGAACTCCGTTTACCTTATGAGGTACACCCTCAAGATCAATCTGCTTGTTTCTTTTGTTAACACCATCATGAAAAGTCAGCGACTTTAATACTCCTTGTTCATTAACCGTGCCGTAAATACGCCCTTTTGTCATAGTTTCCATCGGTGTCTTAGCGTTTCCGCCTTTGTATCTTACAAATTTTATGTTTCCGTCTGTGTGCAGCGTTTCATACTCTGTACCATATTTCTTCTTTTTGTCGCTCATTCCAGAGCTTGCTCCTCTACCGCCCATTTGTCCATCCTTTCTGTTGTATCATTTCC